GAAATTTGGTGCAGGTGTTACAGTCTATGCCAAAGAAAACCCTCAATTGTTAGCTTATGCAGCAGGTGCTATTAAATGGCCAACAACTACACAAGGAGTAACTCTTCATATTGTACAACCAGCTATTGATCATTATGACACATGGGAGCTTTCAATTCATGACTTATATGATTGGGTCCATGGCACCCTTGCTGTTGCAATAAATAAATGTCATAATGATGACACCAACAAATTCAATCCCGGAGTGAACCAATGTAGATGGTGTGAAGCAAAGAACTTTTGTGAAGCACGAACAACATTTGTTCAAGAAATGGCAGTTAAACTCTTTGAAGCTAAAGAAAAGCTTGCTACTTGCCCAACAATAGAAGACCTAGTCAAACTCCTTGAATTGGCTCCTTTGGTAGAGGACACTCTCAAGAGTATTAGACTTTATCTTCAAACAGAACTGGAAAGAGGAAATGTTGTTTCAGGTTTGAAGCTTGTTAGAGGTAGAGCTAATCGAGCATGGATTGATGAGAATGTTACTATTACTTGGTTAGCTAAAAACACTTCTATTGAGGAGATGTTTATATCCAAATTACGATCTCCTAGCCAGTTTGAAAAAGAAGTTAGAACCTTAAAGAAAAGTGAGGGATTTAAAAAGCTTTATGAAACACCGGAAGGTAAAGTTAGTATGGTCCCTGAATCAGATAACCGTCCTGCAATACAAACTGATTCCGGTGCTATCAATGTATTCGCAAACATATCTGATTAATTTTTAGTTTTATGCGTATACATTTGGTATTAAAAGTAGTATAATAATTTATAAATGATTGTAAAAGGTAACTAATAATTGTGGGGTAAAGATGTGCGGACATAAGATGACGAGGCTAGGTACCATAGTCATATACCTTAAATTTATGGGTATAACGTTCTTGCCCCTGCTTTATCCCATAATTATTAGTTATCTGGAGCAATCAAAACAACAAAACTTTTAATTAGGAGGATTTTATTTATGGCAATGAGAGATGAAATTAAAGTGGCCATTGAGGCCGGGGGAGCAACAAAAGAAACGTTGCTTAAGTTAACAGGGACCACGGAGAAAGGTCTTGCATCGCAATTTACCTATATGCGAATGATGGGTATCTGCCCGATGAAGCAGGAAGATGGAACTTTTAAAATTGTTTCCTCTGAAGAGTGGGAAGCCCACAAATCAGAGTCTGGTTCTACTTCCACGATAAACCTTACGCCGGCCCAGCGTGTTGAAAAAGCGGAAAAGAAGTCTGCTAGAGCAGCGACTGCTTTTGATAATGCAAAAACCCAGGCCGAAAAAGATCCAAAGGACCGGATGAAAGAATTGAAATTCATCAAGGCTCAAGCGGAACTCGAAATTGCAGAACTTGAACTTGGTGCCGCGGAAGCAACTTTTGCCAATGCCCCTCCAGAGGAGATTGAAGTAGCTGGAGATTCTGAAAAGGTTGAAGAAGCTGAAGAAGCTGAAAAGGTTGAGGAGGAAGAAGATCTCAGCTAGTCAATTTCCAACATTTATGTAAAAATAAGGCTATGTTAACGCATAGCCTTATTTATTTTTCTGGGAGGAAAAAATGGGAAAAAAGACAGATAACAATAAAAATAGACTGGATTTAATTGACCCTCTATTTATTAATGGAATAGGAAAGGTTTTAACTTTTGGAGCTAAAAAGTATAAGGCAAACAATTGGCAAACTTTAAAAGATTCGCAAAATAGATATTATGGAGCTACTATGAGGCACTTATTAGCATGGAGAAATGGTAAAGCTTTTGACGGGCAATCAAGATTATCTCATTTACTTCATGCTGCAACCAATTTAATGTTTTTGTATTGGTTTGAAAGAGGAAATAAATGATCAAAATTCAAACATATGAAGACATGAAAGTTAAAGTTAAATGGGCTACTCCAAACCCTGGAGTAGAAATACGTGAAGCTTTAACTAACACAATGGCTGATTTAACTTTATTAGTTGATAAACCTGAAAAAGAAGTGTCAGCAAAACTGCTCCACTTTTTATTTAAAGCAGAACATGATTCAGTACTTGAACATGCTGTAATAAGTTTTATGATTCAAGGAGCATCAAGATCTTGGTTAGCACAAATTACACGTCATAGAATGGCTTCTCCAACTTCTTCAAGTCAACATTATCAAGACTATGGGGGGTATCCTTTTGTAGTTCATAGTGATTTAATTGATGATGTGCTTAATTCAGAACAAATCAATTTAGCTTTTCAAACTTCTATTCTTAGATATGCAATTTTACAGCAACAAGGAGTACCAAAAGAAGAAGCTAGACAAGTCCTTCCTAATGCAATGGCTGTTAACTTTAAATGGACAATAAATGCTCGGTCACTATATAATTTTATGCGGTTAAGAATGTGTTTACGTAATGTTACCGAAATAAGAATCTTTTGTGATAAAGTATTTTTCTTAGTAAAACAATGGTGGCCTGAATATGCAGAAATTTTAGGCCCTCCTTGTTATACTGATGGAAAATGTAATCAAGGTAAAATGACTTGTGGAAAAAAATTTAAACACATAAAGGATGCATTATGATTGTAACAAGAAGAATGTCTAAAGACTCGGTATATTTGTCAATAGCTGAATCTTTATCAACAAGGTCTACTTGTCTTGATAAACGAGTTGGTTGTGTTATAACAAATAAACAAAATGAGATAATAGCTACTGGCTATAATGGAGCTTCTCGAGGAATAGAGCATTGTATAGATTTGGGATATTGTAAAAAAGAAAAAAGTGGTAATCCAAATGATTGTCCTTCTGCTCATGCAGAACAAAATGCTTTATTACAATGTAAAGTTCCAGAACAGATACATACAGTTTATGTAACTTTAAGTCCTTGCATAGCCTGTGTGCGTCTATTAATGAACACTCCATGTAAACGAATTGTTTTCCGAAAAAAGCATAAACATAAAGAAGCAGAAAATCTATGGAGAGGAGAGTGGATACAATATGGAAATAACTGAAATGTTTGAGAAAATTAAAGAGTACCACAAAAGACTTGGATATGATTTTAAGGATGCTACTTCTGAAGAACGTATGAATGCAATACGTGATAAAGCTTTAGCACTTAACCAAGAAGTAGCAGAGTTAGTTGACAGCTTTCCCTGGAAACCATGGAGAAAAATAAAAGACCAAACATGGGATACTGAAAATGCTCTTGAAGAAATTGTTGATATATTTTTCTTTTTGGGAGAGATTATGGAAGCTGCATGGATTAACCCTAAATTTTTAGAAAGTACTTTTTATAAAAAGCTTGTAGAAAACTATAATAGAATTGAAAGAGGATATAATAATAAACCAGAAGAAAGGAGGTGATAAACATGGAAAAAGTCAATATTGGTACAAATAATTTTAGTCAATTAATGGTAACTGACAAACCTGGAAAAGGGGGTGCTTGTTATGAGTATTATATTTCTAGAGCTAATGAAGCTGATGACTTTCCTACTGGTGAATTTGGTTTTGTTAAATTTCAAGAAGGTCCAATTAAAGAAGCTGGAATAAACGGTTGTCATCAAGAAGATCTTTTAGCTATTGTAATTCATCGGCTTAAAGGTTTCCAATCAGGTAAATTTGCTTGCAGGGAAAATGCTTTAGCTTTAACAAAGATTGAAGAAGCATTACACTGGTTGAATCACAGAACTGCTGAAAGAAATAAGCGTGGTGTAGAAGGCACAAGTGTTAAATAAATGAAAGGAGGTGATATAAATGCCTAAGAGAGATAAAACTGGTCCTCCAGATAGAGCAAAAGGTCCTATAGATGGAAGAGGTGGAGGAAAAGGTAAAGCTCCTGGAAAAGGTTCAGGAAGTAAAACTGGCGGGAAAAAAGGTGATAAATAACAAGGAGTAAAAAAAAAAAAGGAGGTAATATAAATGGCTAATAGGAGAATAATAGTTTCTTATGGCCGTACTATACAAGATAAGCCATTCCATAGTATTCATTTAGGTATTACAATAGAAAAAGATATTCTAGATGAAGACAATGTAAAGGATCAAATTGATAAAACAGTTAACGGTTTGAGCAAGTATATTCATGCCAAAGTAACTGAAAATGCAAAACGACAAAACGAAAAAGATAAAGGAGACAAAAAGTCATGATAACATCATTAGTAAGATTTAGTTACCTCAATGCATTTGAACCAAAAGCTAACCCTTCAGGAGATCTTAAATTTTCAGCTTCTATTCTTATCTCAAAAGAAGATAAAGCTGGGATTAAGGTTATTCAAGCCGCAATCAATTTGGCGGTTCAGAAAGGTCTTGACATTAACAAATTCACCAAAGCTCAGGTTTCAGGACTTCAACTTCCACTTCGTGATGGTGATAAAGAATTTGATCAAGGGAACAGAGGAGCAGAGTATCAAGGATGTTTTTTCTTAAACTCCTCTTCTACAAACAAACCTGGTGTGGTTAAAGCTCAGACAGGTGGACCACCTGTTCCAATCTTTGATCCAGAAGATTTCTTCAGTGGTTGTTTTGGTCGTGCAGACATCAACTTCTTTCCTTATAATAAAGCAGGGAATCGCGGTGTCGGTGTCGGTCTCAACAACTTGATGATGGTTAAAGAAGGAGAACGTCTTGACGGTCGTCAGAAAGCTGAAGATGCCTTTTCAGATTACACTGAAGAGGATATAGAAGAGGCAGTTCAAGAATCTTCAAATGATTTAGAATAAACCTTTAACAGATTAACTGTGCTAGGGGGAGATTTGATCTTCCCTTAGTATATTTAATTTTTTAAAAGGAGAATTAATGTCACTAATACTTATTGATTTTGAAACAAAGTCAGAAGTTGATTTAATTAAGTATGGGCGAACAAAGTATCTTGATGGTAAAGAAGCAGATATAATCTGTATGGGATATAAGATTAATAATGAATTAACTGAGTTATGGAAACCTGGAGATAAATTACCAGAATTCATTGTTAATCCTATATCCCATAAATTTGTAGCTTTTAATGCACAATTTGATTTTGCAGTATGGAATACTCTTGGCCCTAAATATAAATTTCCTGAGACTTTTATATGTGATTGGGTTGATGTTATGGCTATTTGTGGTAGGTTTACATACCACCAGTCTCTTGCTAAAGCAGGTGAAGATCTTAAGCTTAAGATTCAAAAGAATCCAAAAGGTAAAGCTTTAATCAAATTAATATGTTCTCCACCATTTAAGTATACTCATATTGATTTAATGGAATTATATAAGTACTGTAAACGTGATGTAGATACAATGTATGAAATGTTAAATGCTTTACCTGCTTCTAAATTATCAGATGAAGAGCAAAGGCATTGGGAACGAACAGTTAGAAAGAATAATCGTGGATTACCTATTGATATTGATTCAGCTAAACGAATTTATAGAGTAACTGAAGTTTACAAAGAAGAACAAAATCAATCGCTACCTGATTTAACAAATAGTTTAATAACAAAAGCAACACAAAGTAAAAGAATAGTTGATTGGTTAAGATCTAAAGAAGTTATAACTCCTAACTTACAAGCTGATACAGTAGTTAAACTCTTAAAAAGAACTGATCTTTCTGATGATGTTAGAACTGTATTAGAACTTAGACAAGAACTCGGTAGGTCTTCAACTGCTAAATATTTAAAAATAATAGAACTCGAACATAAAGGCAGGGTATATGACAATATCCGGTATTATGGGGCAAATACTGGTAGGGATTCAGGTATGGGTTTTCAATTGTATAATTTACCTAGATCAAAAGTTGGTGCAAAATCTGAGACTGAAGCCAATGAACTTATACAATCCTTTTTTGATTTAAGTGTCATTGAAAAGAACCCTGTTAATGTTGCTAAATCATTAGTAAGAGCTATGATAAAGGCTCCCAAAGGAAAACTTATTTGTGCTGTTGACTTTACTGGAATAGAGAATAGAGGTCTTGCATGGGTTGCTCAAGATGAAAAAACTTTGCGACTCTTCCAAGATGGTTTAGATCAGTATATTGATATGGCAGTTGATTTATATAAAATACCTTATAATGATATTGATAGTGCACAACGTTATTTTGGTAAGCAACTTGTTCTAGGATGTGGATATGGTTTAGGAGCAAAAGGTTTTATAGGGTATGCTGAGAAAAATGATCTATTAATTACACCTGAAGAAGCACAACAATCAGTTGGTGCATATAGAACAAAATACCATAAAGTAGTTAAACTATGGTATCAATGTAAAGATGCAGCAATAAATGCTATAACACATCCAGGAACTGAATTTAAAGTATCTTATGCTTCATATAAAGTAGTTTTTGATAGAAATAAAACTCGATGGTTACAGTTAACTTTACCTTCAGGAAGAAACATGTATTACAATAAACCACTTATTAGAGAAGGTAAGTTTGGACCTGAGCCTTCTGCATTTGGAATAAATCCATATACTAAAAAATGGATGAGATTAAGTATCATTCCTGGAAGACTTGTTGAAAATATAGTTCAAGCCATGTCAAGAGATATTTTATTCTATGCTGAAGAAGCTTTGGAAAAAGCAGGATATACAATCATAGGTTCAGTTTATGATGAAATCATTCTTGAAGTTTTTGAAGATTGTAATAAAGAAGAAACTTTGAATAATGTTTTTAGAATTATATGTGATAGGCCTGAATGGGCAAAAGGTCTTCCTTTGGGAGCAGAAGGCTTTATAGAAAAACGGTATAGAAAAATGTAAAGGAGGAAGAAAATGAGTAGATTATTTCAGATTCAATTATCTAATGGAAGTATTTATTTAACTCGTGAAGATAGTATAGAAAAATTTCACAAATCAAAATTTTATGAATTAAAAAGAGGCTGTGTTGTTAACAATGTAACAGTACGTGATGGACAAGCAGGAGTTCAAATGCTTGATATGTCAAAAAACACTTTTTTTGAATTACCTGTTTTAATTTTATCAAGTTGTATTAATGAAGTTGTTATTATCAAAAAAAGGTCTCAATTTGAGGAACTTTATCTTAAAACTACTTCAGGTATTGAAATAGTGAAAGGAGGAAATAATGGATTTAAATGAGTTTAAACAAAAGGAAATTGAGAAAGAAATTAATGGTTTAAGCCATTATGAAATGTGTAGATTAATTAGGTTTGCTCCTTTAGGACATAAATATTTTGATAAGAGTAAACCTTATTGGGAAGTATTTCAAAAACGATTTAAAGAACTGGGGAGTTTTACTCCTAGAATTTCAAAAGACTTAGGATGGGATATATGTTAGAACGAGAAGTTGAAAAGCACTTAGTTAAACAAGTTGCTAAACTTGGAGGTAAAGCTTATAAATGGAGTTCTCCTGCAAATAGAGCTGTTCCTGACCGGCTTTGCTATCTACCTAAAAGCTTATTAAAAATAGTAGAATGTAAAGCTACAGGAAAAAGCCCAACACCTTTACAATGGAAAGTTATAAAAGCTTTAAGAGATTTAGGTCATGAAGTGTTTGTAGTTGATTCCAAAGAAAAGGTTGATATTTTATATGAAATATGGAAGGAAGAGCTATGTTAGATCTAATTTTAAGTTTTTTTGGATATTGTAAAATACCAAGAGAAACAATAATGATTTCTTTAAGGTCTGAAGATGTATTAGAAGAGCTTCTAAAGCAAGCAATTTTGAATGTAAATAAAAAATCAACTCTTACTTACTTATCAGAAGTATTGGAAGGGCAAAAAACATTAACATCTTTTTTACGAAGTGGTAGACGATTACAAAGGAGGTAAATAAGATTATGCCTATGAATAGTAATAAAGCTTATGAATTGTTTTACGAGATTGCTCAAACTAGTGGGTCAAAGAAACAATGGTTATTAAGGAAAGCATATACAATGTACCACATAACTAAGTCAATGAGGGGCCGAGGTTCAAAAGAATTTGATGAAACTACTTGGGCTCTTTTGGAAGCATTATCAACTCGCAGAGTTACAGGTAATACAGCTCAAGTTCTTGTTAATACTCACACATTTGCATTAACTAGAGAATCTGCAAAACTATTTAAAATGATTCTTATTAAAGATTTACGAATGGGGATGGGTGCAAAAACTCTCAATAAAGTTTTTCCAGGACTCATACCAACTCATGATGTAATGCTTGCAAAGCTATTTGAAAGTAAACGTGTGAAATACCCATGTTTTGGTTCTCCAAAAATTGATGGTGTAAGAGCTAAACTTAG